AATCCTTGTAATCCTTGTAATCCTTGTAATCCTTGTAATCCTTGTAATCCTTGTAATCCTTGTAATCCTTGTAATCCTTGTAATCCTTGTAATCCTTGTAATCCTTGTAATCCTTGTAATCCTGGTGGTCCTTCAGGTCCTTGTAATCCTTGTAATCCTTGTAATCCTGGTGGTCCTTCAGGTCCTTGTAATCCTTGTAATCCTTGTAATCCTTATAATCCTTGTAATCCTTGTAATCCTGGTGGTCCTGGTGGTCCTGGTGGTCCTGGTGGTCCTGGTGGTCCTGGTGGTCCTTCTGGTCCATGATGTCCTCTATGTCCACGTTCACCTCTATATCCTCTTTCACCTTGATCACCTTTATCACCTTGATCACCTTTATCACCTTTGTCACCTTTATCACCTTTTATTATATTAAATGGTATACACTCATCGTATTTTTTTAAATATTTATGATATTTATTTTTTTTGTATTCAATTAACTCACTGTCCTTAGACATTATATATATAATAATTTAGAAAAAAAATATATAAAAATTTTAAAAATTTTATATTAAAATTTTAAAATTTTTTATTTTCTATATTATAGTAATGGGTGGAAGTAAAAATAAGTATAACTCGGACAGTGATAAATGTAAAAAACATAACTATTCTTCATTGGTATCATCAGATAGTTCATCTGATTGTGAGTCAATTGAATCTGAAATTATTAGATTAGAAAAAAAGAAAAAAAAATATCTAAAAAATTAGAATGTTTAGAAGATAAAATAGAAGATAACAAGAAAAAAGATAAACATGTTGAACATAAATTTGAACATCATATTGATAAATTAAAATGTAAAATTAAAAATATTGAAAAAGTATTAAAATATAAAACTGTTGTTCATAGATTACAACGAGAAAAAGATTTAATGGTTAATGGTTCTGATGCTTATGGTTCATTTTTTTCAATGCAACCACAACCTGTACAACCATTAGAATCAGTTGTTTTTCATTATGAACATAATGTTAAACATTTAGAATTAGATGAAAGTAAAAAAAATATTAAAATATTAATTCCTGGTATGTATTTATTAAATTTAACAGCCCAATTTGATCAACCTAGTCAGGTCGCCTTTTTTATTAATGATATAGTAGATCCAACAACTGTAACAGCATCAAATTCGGGTGCACATATAGTAACTGTACATCAATTATTTAGTTTTAATACAAATGATATGATATCATTTAGAAATTATATTTCAAATGTAACACTAACAACTAGTATACCTGCATCAGGAACAATAGTAGATAGTCAAAATATAGACTTTACAATAAATAGAATAGCATCATTACCTAATCCTGACTGTCCAACACCTATACCTAATACAACATCATGGTGTTATTTCCATCATTCTGATTCATCTGATACTGAAGATTGTATAGATCATAACTGTATTTATAATAATAAAGAAAATAATAAAGAAAATAAAGATAGTAATAAAAAAGATAATAAAAAAGAAAATAAAAATGTTAAAAAGTAAATTAATATTTATTTAAAAAATTTGTAATAAATTTGATATAATTTTTATCATAATATTTAGTAATAAATGGATTATCATAACCTAAAATTTGTAATCCATATACATTATGTAATTGTTCTTTAATATCAGGATGATTATTCATACACCATTTATAAAGTATATTTTTATTAATATATAATTTATAATTATGTTTATAAGTCATATATAATAATGCTCTTGAAATTATACCTTTATCATTATTATTAGGATTAAATAATTTATTATAATGACATATATAATTATTATTATTAATTTTAGTCCATTTAATTGATAAATCATCTGAAAATATATAATTAGATCTAATATTATTTATTCTTTTAGAAGCACAGAATATATTATGAATATCATTAACATCTTTTTTTAATAATAATGATTTTGGATAAATATGTTCTAATGAAGATTTATCATCAATATTATATAATTTAGGAAATACTATTTCATTTTTTAAAATTTTTTTTTGTATACATATATTATTTCTTAATAATGTATTATGTAATAATAGATTAGTTATTGTATTTAATAATTTAATATTCATAATATTTTATATATAAATTATTTATTTAAATAAATAATACTATAATTATTATAATGTCATTAATATTAGATTATAATAATTATACATATAATGATAATATTTTTAATTTTATTTATGATTCATTATTTAAACATGCTAAAACAGAAATAATAAATATACTTGATACTAATAATAATAAAATATGGAATCAATATTTTATTAATAATTTATCCAAAATATATAATATAAATGATATTAATAATGATTTATTATTAGATATTATAATTTTTCATGATCATAATATATTTTTATCTATGAAAGATAATATTATTTCAAAACTTAAAAATGGTGGTATTATTATTATTGAAAATTTATTAAATACACTAAATGAACATGAATTTATTAATAATAATTTTATTAATATTTTAAATGAATTTCAAGAATATTATTTTATTACTATTAATCATAATAATTATAATCAAAATAATAATAAATTATTATTATTAATAAAAAATGGATTTTCATTATTTAATAAAAATAATAAAATTACAATTATTACACCTTGTACACGACCCTATAACTTGTTTTATATTAAAGATAATATAAATTTTGATTATGTTGATGAATGGTTAATAATTTACGATAAAAATAAAATTCCAAATAATTTAAATTTATTTTTACAATATGATAAAATTAAAGAACATATTTACACTAATGATGGTATTTCAGGTAATCCACAACGTAATTATGGTTTAGATATTATATCTAATAAAAATAAATTAATTTATTATTTAGATGATGATAATATTATTAATAAAAATTTATATTTATTATTAAATATTATTGATGATGAATTTTTTTATAGTTTTAATATGAAATATTTATTTAATAATAAAAATAATATATTATATGGTAACTATAAACAACTTCCATATATGGATACATCTATGTTTTTAATTCCTAATAAATTATCTGAAAATATTAAATGGGAAATACAATTATATAATGCTGATCAAAAATATATTTTTGATATAAATGCTAAAAATAATAATAAACATATTTATTGTAATAATATTTTATCTTATTATAATTGTTTAACATTAATTAATGATATTAATTCTTATATAATTGATAATTCTTTTTTTAATAATATATTTAATTTAAATAATATTATTTATTTAGATATTTCTATTAATTTTAATAAAAATTTAGAATTTATTATTAATAATAAAAATATAGATATTACTCTTATATGTTTAGAACATGAAGATAATATTAAAGATAATTTAATAAATTTATTAACTAATGTTAATACTGATCAGTTAATGTATACTAAAACACATTATTTTAATATTAATATTAGTAGTATTAATAAATTATATAATATTATTAGTTTTAATGGTAACACTTTTTATAATGATTATTTAAATATATTAAAATATTATTATTCTGTTTTAGATTCTTTTTTTATTTATATTGTTTATAATTGGAATAATATAATTCATAATAATACTATTAATTCTATTAATAACTTAAAAATTAAAATTTTATATCAAACTAAAATTAATGATAATACTTATTTATTAATCCTTGAAAAATAAAAAAAAATTGAAATTTGTTTTATTTGATAGTTCCATTTTTTTTTAACTATTAAAAACATGGTGCTTTTTTTTTGTCTTGATATTGACACTACCAAACAAACAAAACCTGTAACATCATGGAAACCCTGGGAAAGCAACTTTCCAGGACTCAAAGATATGTTTAAATTTTAAATAAGATTTAAACATATTTTTATAGTATAATTTTATACTATGAATAATATTAAAATATTTGGAAAGAAACCAATTAATGAAACACAAAAATGTTGTGAATATAAATTAACATTTAAATTTATTTATGATATTTATAATAATGATTTATTATTAAAATTACCTTTTCAAATAGATATTGATGAAGATAAAGTTGATAATATGGTTAGTGCTTACTATAAAAATCCTGAATATTTAATTTTTAAAAATAAAATCATATTGGGATATATTATTAAAACTAATAATATATATATTATTGATGGACAACACCGATTAGAAATGGTTAAAAAATTATTTTTAAATAATATTAATGACTATTTAATTTTTTGTTGTTATAAAATTGATGATGAAAATGAAATGAAATTATTATTTAAAGAAATAAATAAAGATTCATATAAAAACAATAAATATATATCATTAAATGATTTTAATATAAATTTATATGATTTATGTAAAAATTATTTATATAAAAAATATAGTTTATATTTTGCAGAAAGGAAAAGTACATATATATTTAGAATATCAATAACAGAGTTTTTAAATAAATTATTAGAATTTAATTATATTGAAAAGTTTAATAATATAGATAATTTAATACAAGATTTAGAAAATAAAAATAAACAATTTAATAATTTGATTGATTATCAAGAATATTTTAATGATAATCCAGAATTATTTTATAAAGATGAATATAATTGTGTTAAGGATGGTAAAATATTTTCATTAAAAAATAATAATTTTATTGAATATTTAATTAATACTGATATTATTCCAAATCATAAATTTAAATTACAAAAAAAAATTATAAGTCCAAAATTACGTATACAAGTATGGCAAAAAGAATTTTATAATAATGATTCCGGTATTTGTCCATTTAATAATTGTGTTAATTATATTCATAATGGTAAAAATGGTTTCCATTGTGGTCATATTATTTCTGAATTTAATGGTGGTCTTACTATTTTAGAAAATTTAAAACCTATTTGTGCTAGTTGTAATTTTAAAATGGGAAAAAATAATTGGAATTTAAATAATATCTAATTATTATTATATTTATGGGTGATCTTTTATTAGTTATTATTATTATTGGTGCTATTATATATTTTTATTTTAATCCTGCTATTTTAAAAGAAGTTATTACACTTATACAAAATCAAGCCGGTTTAGATCAAACACCAGTACCAACAACAATACCACCTACAACAACTATTCCACCTATACATTGTATTGGTGAATGGTCAACATGGGGTCCTAAATGTAATAATTTTGTTGATAATTATCATAATTGTTATAATAAAACTAATATTATTATTAATGATAAAAATTTAACTTCTAGAGTTTATAAAATTAAACAACAAAAAAATATTAATGGACGTGCATGTCCATATGAAGATAATAAAATTGAAACAGATTATTGTGCAACAGCAACATCTAAACCTGTTTTACCTTTTAGTGAATGTAGTTTTAATAATACTACACGTTTACCTATAATTACATGTTTACCATTTGATTTTTATGAAAGTAGTAAATGTATTATAGTTGATAAAAATAAAAAATTACCAGCCTGTGCTGCGGCAGATATTAATATTAATTGTAGTAATAATGATAGAAATATAATTATTTCAAAACTACCACAAATGCCATTTGAAACAAAAAAACCTTATGATATATTAAAATTATCTGAATGTAATAAATGTACTGAAGAAAAAACAACATGTCCAGAATATTGTAAATATATTGATTTAAATTTAGTTAATTATGTAACTACATATAAACCATATATTGAACAATGTAGTAATAATATATGTTATAATACATGTCCACCTGATTATAGACTTAATTCTACAGATAACAAATGTTATTATTAAAAATATATAAAAGATCAACTATATTATATAATAATAATGGTGAAAGATACTGTTTTATATGATAGATTAGGTATTAATCCTGATGCTAATGAAGAACAAATTAGAAAAGCATATAATCAATTATCTAAAAAATGGCATCCAGATAAAAATCAAGATAATATTGAAGAAGCAAAAAATAAATTTCAAGAAATTTCAGAAGCAAAAGAAATATTATTAGATTCAAATAAAAAAGAAATGTATGATAGATTTGGAATGGATAGTATTAATGGTAATGTTGAGGTTGCAGATAATATTTTTGGTAATGGAAATCCATTTGGGCCTGGACACCCTTTTGGACATATGTTTAATGGTAATTTTAATTTTAATAATGAACAAAAACAAAAAGAAAATAAAAATATTATTCAAAATGTTAATGTTACATTAAAACAAATATATAATGAAGAAAATATTAATATTAATTATAAATATAAATCATTATGTACTCAATGTAATGGTGAAGGAACTAAAGATGGTAAACCATTAGTTTGTGAAACTTGTAATGGACGTGGTGTACAAGTTCAAGTAATTAGAATAGGTAATATGATTCAACAATTATCACAAACATGTCAAACATGTAATGGTTCAGGAAAATCACAATGTAATAATAATAATAATTGTAATATTTGTAATGGTAAAGGTAATATTTTAAAAGAAAAATCTATTCAAGTTGGATTAAAAGCAGGATTAACAACAGGTAATAAAATACATTTACAAGGTAAAGGAAATCATTATAAAAATATAAAAACAGATTTAATATTAGTAATTAATGAATTATCAGATAGTATGTATAAACGTATAAAAAATGATTTAATAATAACAGTTGAATTAAAATTATATCAAGCATTATTTGGATTTTCAAAAATAATAACACATTTAGATAATAGAAATTTAATTATTTCATATAATGGTAAAACAGATTATAATACTATACGTAAAATTCCTAATGAAGGAATGAAAATTATTAATTCTAATAAAAAAGGTGATTTATATATTAAATTTGTTTTCACATTACCTACTATTGAAGATATGAACTTAAAAACACAATTAAAAAACCCTTTATATGCTATTGATAATAATGAAGTATTAAATGAATTAAATATTAATAAATGTGGTAATATTAATAAAGTTAATTTATTTAATTGTTCTAATGAAGAAATGGACCATATTAATAAATTATTATTAGATGTTAAAAATGAAGATTTACCTTCACCAAATGAAGATGATTCAGAAGATAATCAACCACGACCCCAATTTAATACACATTTTAATTCATCACAACAATGTGCACAACAATAAAAAATATATAAGTATATATATATGAAAATATATATATTACGTCATGAAGAACGTCCGAGTGATTGTTCTTTTTTTGTTCCATTAACAAAAAATGGTTTAATAAATTCAAAAAACTTAATTGAATGTTTAAAAAAAGAAAATATAAATTTAATATATTCATCACCATTTATAAGAACATTACAAACAATAAATCCATATAGTGAAAATTCAAAATTAAAAATTAATATTGAATATGGATTAGGTGAAATACAACATGAAAAAATAATGACAAAAAATGGTGCAAATTTAGAATTACCTGATTATTTATTAGATATTTTTAATTATAATTGTTCATATAAAACTATTATACAAAATAAAGATATTAAATATCCTGAAACAGAAGAAGATGTTAATAATAGATTTAAAAAAATTTTAAAACAAATAATATTAGAAAATTATAATAAAAATATAAATATATTATTAGTAACACATAGAACATTATGTAATTATGCATTAAAACTAGTAAATAAGTTAAAAAAGTTAAATTTATCACATGAAATATTAAATAATTATAAATTAGGAAAAGTAACATTAATTTATGATAATGAATGGACATATAAACCAATAAATTAAATAATTTATTATTAATTTATATTATAAATTAATAATGGATTATAATTTTATAAATAAACTAGATATATTAAATAATAAATATAAATTTATAAATAATAATTTAAAAAATGAGATTATATTAACTATAAATAATTTATTTCAAAAATTAAATATTAATGATAAAAATTATATTATTAAATTATCATTATTTTTAATTGATTTAATATCATATAAATATAATTTTAATAAAAATGATATTAAATATTATAATCAATGGACACAAAATAATAATAGAGATATTAAAGGTGTTATATTATTATTATTACCTTTTATTGATGATAAAGATAATGGTATTTTATTTAAGAGTATTACAGATTTACATAATTTATTATATAGTAAAATAATAAATACACCACATGAATTAAGACAATTATCATTATTAGAAAGAAATAATAATAATATTAATGAATATTTTAAATATGGAAATATGGGTTTAGGTTTAATTAATGAATATAATTCATATGATATTTCTAAATCTATTTATAATAATAAAATGATTTATGATTTAATTTATCATAATTTTATAGGATTATTACAAACATTAGAAATTATTAATGGAAAAACATATATTAATTGGATTAATATTGTACCATTTAATTTTAATAATTATTATAATTCTAATTTATATAATGAAACATTTAAATTAATTGAATCTATTAATATTATATTTAATGATAATAATATTAATAAAAAAGATATTGAAATTAGTAAAATTTTAAGTAATTGTTTAATTAATTATTCTGGTTTATGGATTGGTGATATTTATAATGTTTTTAGAATTAAATTTTATCAAGAATTAAAAAAAATTAAATGGTTAATATTTCCATATGAAACTAAAACTATTCAAATTTATTTAATTCAAGGTTTAAATAAAATGATTAATATTAATTTTATTATTAATACATTAAATTATAATTATGAATATTTATTAGATGAAGATAAAGAAAATTTTAAATTAAGTTTAACAAATATTATTAATAATATTACTAATAATATTTCATTTTTTAATTTTATTGATATTGATAGTGAAATATTAAAACATTTATTATTATTTTTTATTAATAATACTAATACATGTAATAATTATTATGATATTTCAAAATGGAAAATTAGTAATGATGATATTAATAATGAAGATAATAATAATGATTATACATTTAATATATCTAATTTTATTAATAATATTTTTATTAATGATATTATTAATTTATTAATTTTTATTAATAATAATTATATATCTCATTTATGGAATTTTTTAAAAGATACTATGGTTTATTTTAAATATTCTGTTTTATTTAAATATTTAACTTATTATGATAATAATAATAATATATATATACTTAATAATAAATATTATTATGAAAATTTTAATTATAATTTCAAAAAAAAATATAATTTATATAATAATAAAATTAATTTAAAAAATATATATAATATTGCTAAATTTTTAAGTCATAATAATGACTGGACACTATTACCCAATAATTATTTATCACTAACTCAAACTGAAAAAATTATTTTTTTTTATTATATTAATAATCTTCATAAATTTTTAAATTTAAATAATAATCTTAAAAAACAATTTATTGGTATTGATTTTAATTATAATGATGTTATTATTCAAATTTCTAATTCTTTTAATTCTATTTTTTTATTATTAACTTTTGAAGAATTAATTGCGGCCGGATCACTTAATTATTTTACTGTTAATATTAATATTACTGATAAAACTATCTTACCTAAAGAAGATTCATTATTAAAAAAAATTAGAAATGAAGAAATTAAAACATTATTTTTAAAAAATGAAAAAGAATGGAATGAAGCTTATTATTATTTAACAAATGAACAATTTAAATATACAAATAATTATTTATCTAATTTAAAAAATCCTGGTAATAATAGTTGGTTATTATTTTATGCTATGGATTGGGTTTCACAAATTAGTTTTTTCCATCATTATATATTTCATCAAGTTTTATATATTACTGGGGCTACTGGTCAAGGTAAATCCACACAAGTACCTAAATTATTATTATATGCTTTAAAAGTTATTGATTATAAAACTAATGGTAAAATTATTTGTACACAACCTAGAACCGTTCCTACTATTGATAATACTAAACAAATAGCTAATCAATTAGGATTCCCTATTATTAATAATAATATTTCTACTAATAATTATTATATTCAATTTAAACATCAAGAAGATGCACATTATACAACCACTATAGATAATCATAATTTATCATTAAAAATAGTAACTGATGGGACATTATATGAAATTATAAAAAATAATGTAGTATTAAAAAAAAAAATTAATGATATATATATTAATGAAAATATATATGATATTATAATAATTGATGAAGCACATGAACATGGTATAAATATGGATTTAATATTAACTTTAGGACGTCAAACATGTTTTTATAATAATCAAATCAGATTAATTATAGTATCTGCTACAATGGATAATGATGAATTAATTTATAGACGTTATTATAAAATGGTAAATGATAAATTATTATATCCTATTAAAACACCTATTATGGAACCTTTTTTAAATAATCCTAAATATGTTTTTAATCCTATTTTTATGGATAGAAGATATCATATTTCACCACCTGGTGAAACTACACAATATAAAATTGATGAAGAATATGAAGATAAAGAATATGAACAAAATGAAATTTTAGATTTAAGTATTAATAAAGTATTAAAAATTTGTTCTAATACATCTAAAGGTGATATATTAGTTTTCACTAATGGTGAACAAGACATTTTTACTATTATAGAAACATTAAATAAATCATTATCTGATAATATTGTGGCTGTACCTTTTTATTCTTCATTACATGAAAAATATATGGAAATAATAAAAAATGCACAATATAAAAATATAAAAACAAAAAAAGAAAATATACATTTAAAATGGAAAAATGAATATTTACAAGATAATATTATCACTAATTATAATCGTATTGTTATAGTTTCTACTAATATTGCGGAAGCATCTGTAACTATTAATTCTTTAACTTATGTAATTGATAATGGATATGCAAAAGTAAATATATATGATCCTTTATTAGATATTAATAAATTATTAATAGAAAAAATATCAGAAGCTAGTAGATTACAAAGGAAAGGCCGGGTTGGACGTGTAGGATATGGGAAAGTGTATTATTTATATCCTAAAAATTCAAGAAAAAATATTATTTCAAAATATAAAATAACACAAGAAAATTTTGGACCTCATTTTATTAAATTATTAAATAATAAATCTATTGAAGATTTAAAATATAATGAAACTAATAATTATAATAAATTATTAGCACCATATAATTTACATCCAAATTCTATAAGTTTCCTATTTATACCTATTACTAATATTCAAAAAAACTATTATATTATTAAATCTAAATTATATGACATTTTTATTAATAATTATAAAATTAATGAAGAAAGTTATGAAATAAGAAATTATTATTATTATTACGATGAGAATATTGAACCATTAAATTTAATTTATCGTATAAATTTAGATAATCCAGGATATTTATATAATGTATCTATTTTAGATGAATCATCTAATATTGATATTCAAAATATAATACATTTTTCTTTTGATGATGGACAAATAATAGCTAATTTATTTGATAATAATGGTGTTTATTTTTTAATACATTATTTTGAATCAATAATTGTAAGAAATATATTTAATAATATAATAATATTTAATAATAAAAAAATTAATCATAGTAGTGAACAAAATAATATTATAATTAATAATAATAATTATAAATATTTAAAACATTATTTATCAACTAATAATCTAGTTATAAATTATAATATAAATAATATTGATGAAAAATTTATTAAAACAGAAATAGTAAATATAATAAATAAATATATTGAAATTTTTGATATTTCATATACATTTAATCATTTATTAACAATATTTTATGCTAATAATTTTAATTGCTTTATTAATGTGTTTTATTTAATTATATTAATTCATGAAAACTTAAATGATAAATTAATTAATATTATTAATCCTGAATTAAATTTTAATCAAGCATATAAACAATTTAAAAAATATTATACTAATTATAATTCAGAATTAATATTATTATATAATATTATTGAAAAAATATTAAATAAATTTGAATATTTATTGGTTTTTAAAATTAATTATAATATTATTAAAACTAATTTATATGAAGAAATAAATAATATTATTAAGGAATTTTTAATATTAGAAAATACAAATATTATACCACCTAAAAATTATAATATTGATTTATGGAACTATTTAAAAAAAAAAAAATATAATAATGAATTAATATTAGATAATTTAATTACTGATAGTCATATTTTTATAAATACAAATATTTATAAAAAAATAATTAATAATTTACAAGAAAATGAAAAAATTATTCAAAATTGGAGTAATAATGAAGTAATTAATTATAAAGTTGTTAAAAATTTTATTAATAAAATTATTTTTTATAAATTTAAAAATATTTTTAATAATCAACTTTTTTTAAATAATCTAAATTTTAATAAATCTTTTAATGATAATGATATTTATTCTAATATATTAAAATCATTCATTTTTGGAAATTCTACTAATATTTCTTTTTATGATAATCAAAATAATAAACTTATTTCATATTTTAATATTAATATAACTTATAATTTAAATAAAACTATTACTATTAATAATTTTTCTTTTGTTAATTTATCTAATTATCTTATTTTTTATTATAAATATGATTCAATTGATGATGATACTATTGAAATATCTTTTATTAATCAATTTAAAACAGAATGGTTGACTTTAGCATTACCTTTTTTTTATAATAATATTAATTTTCTTAATAATTATAATAATTTTAAATATATTTGTTATGATATTATTAATAATTGGAATTATAAAATTATCTGGTTTATTAATGAATATCCTATTTTAAATAATTATTATAAAAGTGTTATTAAAAAATTTAAAAAAATTGAATATTTATAATATTATTATATTATATTTCATATTTTATATAATTATGGATAATATTATAGACTTAACTATTGTAACACAAAAATTTAATAATCAACATTATAATTTTAATTTTAAAGGATTTATATTTGAATATAATAAAAAAAATTATATTATTACTATTCATCATAATTTACCAATTCATAAAATTACTTATAAATCTATTGAACTTTTTAATGTTATTAATTCTTGTTGGAATGAATTTTTAATCCTTGAATGTAACTTTTCTAATTTTATTATTCATAAAAAATATAATATTTCATTACCTAAAAAAAATGTCTTGTTATATTTTAATAATATTGAAATTATTGTTTATGATATTAAATTTATTCCCTTTAATAATTTAAATAATTATCCATATAAATTACCATATATTGAATGTAATATTAAAAATAAAAGTCATAATTATAATTTTAAAGGTTTATCTGGTATGCCTGTTTATAATGATAAAAAAGATAAAATTATTGGTATATTTTCTAAATATAATATACAAGATAATACTTTATATATTATACCTATATATATATTAATTAAAACTCTTAATAAAATAGATAATAATAATATTTATACTGTTAATAATTATCTTGTTAATCAAACTATTTTCCATCCTAATTTAAAATATATATTACCTATTAATATTTATTTTTTATTAGAAGGTGATAAAAATATGATTTTTTATAAAAAAAAAAATATATATAATTATATTATTGATAATAATCCTTTATTATATAATAATAATTATATTGAATATTACCAATTTTCTGATAATATTGTTTATAAATATAATTTACGTTTATTAACACTTTTAAATAAAATTTTAAAACAAGATGAATTAATTGATATTTTTAAACAATTTCAACAATGGAATTGGTTAATTATTTAGTTTTTTAAACGTTTCAATATATTTTTTTCTTGATTACTTAATTTATATCCCATATCACATATTATATCTATATCATCTAATTTATGTTGTTGAGATTTAGATTTATTTTTTTTTTTATTACTTTCTACTGATGATATAAAATAATTATTATAATTTATATTTGTATTATCATCATCCATATCATTATTATTATTATTATCATTGTCATTTATATTATTATTATTTAAATATTCTATTATATTAAATATACATTCATCTGATAATATATTTAAATTAATAAATATACCATTTCTATTTATTGAAAAATTACTTCCTATATTTTTATTAATAATATTATATATATTTATATAATGTATATTATTATTTATTTTTTCTATCTTATTTATTAATTTCTTTCTAAACTCTGTATTATATTTTCTATTATTATTATTATTATTTATTAAAATATTAAATATTATTTATATATTTTATATTTTTTATTCGTTAAAAATTAATATTATCTAATATTATTTAATCATGAATGATATTAATTATTATGAAAAAAATTACTCTTATCCATTACCATCTGATCCGGATTTTCTAACAAAAATATATAAAAAACGCGAATTTTATTATCATCGCGTTCCTAAACGTGATAAAATGAAGAACTATAAACAAGTTAAACAATATAGAGAAATGACTTGTAAAATTGAAAAAAAACCAACTGAACAACAATATATTTTACCTAATTTTATTAACTTAAATACACCCTATAAAGGAGTACTTTTAATGCATGGCGTTGGAACTGGTAAAACTATGACTGCTATTCGTATTGCTGAACAATTTATTGATCAAATTAGAAAATATAATACTAAAATTTATGTTGTCGTACCCGGACCCAATACACGTGAAAACTTTAAAAAAGAACTTATTTTTTCCACTGGTAATACATATCTTAAAAATACGGAATTAATTAATCAAATGTCTAAAGAAGAAATTGAAAAAGAAAAAAAAACTGCTTTATATGCGGCACTTCAAAATTATAGAATACTTTCATATAAAACTTTCTATAAAAAAGTACTCGGTGAAAAAATTGTTGAAAAAAAAATTGTTAATAATAATAAAATTAAATCCACTTATCGTAAAAATATTGATGGCGAATTTGAAAGAGAAATTGTTATTGATAAAATTTCTAATATGGATAACTCTATTATTATTATTGATGAAGCACATAATATTACTGATAATGAATATGGTGATGCATTAATTAAAATTATTAAAAGTTCTGAAAATTTACGTGTTATATTATTAACTGCAACACCTATGATTAATTTTCCTGATGAAATTGTTGATTTATTAAATTTTATTAGACCATTAAATGATCAAATTGAAAGAGATAAAATTTTCACTAATGATAAAAGTTATAATATGAAAATAAAACCTAATGGAATTGAATATCTTAAAAATAAAGCTAGAGGATATATTAGTTTCTATAGAGGAGCAATCCCATATTCATATGCTAAACGAGTTGAAAAAGGTGTCATCCCTGATAATATGTTATTCACACCTTTAATTAAATGTTTTATGAGTGATTTTCAATATAAAGCATATAAAGAACAAAATAGAAATATAACAGATAATGTAGAGAAAAATAATTTTATATTTACAAGTTCAAACTTTGTATTTCCAGCATTAAATAAAGATAAAACAGATATAATAGGAGTATCAACAACAGAAGGAATGAATATAGTATTATCACAAATAAATAGTAATGGATTTAAATTAAGAGAACTAATAAATCAAAAAGTATTTAATAATAGTATAAATAAAGAATTAGAAAATAATATAATATATGAAAATGATAAAAAAAATATTACAGGTTTAATACTTAAATTACCATATTTAAAATTTTTTTCTATTAAATTTTATAAATTAATTAATAGATTACAAAAATTAGTAGATAATAAAAAAGGTGCTTCTACAGCTTTTATATATTCTAATTTAGTTAAAACAGGTGGTATAGAATTATTTGCTGAAACTTTAATACAAAATGGTTATCTTGAATATGAAGAAAATAATTCTAATTATAATATTATTGATAATACTATTGATTATAAAACAGGTTTAACATTTTATAATTTTACTCAAAAATATAATAAATCTGATTTTAAACCTGCTACCTTTTTAATAATTACAGGTTCTAGTGATGAAGGAGGTACAGAAGATCAACCTGAAGTTAAACAAAAAATTATTCAAGATGTTTTTAATAGTCGCGAAAATATTGATGGTAAAAATATTAAATTTATCTTAGGTTCTAGAGTTATGAATGAAGGTGTCACATTAAAAAATTGTAAAGAAGTTCATATTCTTGATCCTTTTTTTAATATCCCTAAATCTGAACAAGTTATTGGCCGTGCTATCAGAGCCTGTGTCCATCAAGATGTTATTAATGATAATTATAAATTTCCTAAAGTTTATATTTATAGATATGTTGTTTCCATTAATGATAGAGAACCAAATCAATTATCTATTGATGAAAACTTATACCAAAAAGCTGAACTTAAATATTTAACAGTGAAACAAATTGAAAGAAGTTTAAAAGAAATAGCAATAGATTGTCCTTTATTATTACATTCTAATATGTTTCCTGAAGAATTAGAAAAATATAAAGATTGTGTTGAACCAACATTAGAAAATATAAAATTAAATAAAAAAATATGTCCCGCATTATGTGATTTTAAATCTTGTGAATTAAAATGTGATATTTCATATGATATAAATAAAAAATTAAATAAAGAAGATATTGATTTTAATACTTTTAATGATGATCTCGCTAAATATGAAATTAATATTATTAAAAATAATATTAAAGACTTGTATAAATTTAAGTGTATCTATTTATATGATGAAATTTTAAATATTATTAAAACTGAATTATTAGAACATCAAGTTGATTTATTTAATAATTATTTTTTAAATAAAGCTTTATACGAATTAATGCCTACAACTGAAAATGATTTTAATAATTTTAAAGATATTGTTTATGATAAATATAATAAACCTGGATATATTATTAAACGTGGGAAATATTATATATTTCAACCTATTAATGAAAATGAAAATGTCCCAATGTATTATAGAAAACATATTGAATTAGATAATTCTAATCAAGTTTCATTAAATAATTATATTAAATTTAATTATGATATTAAAAAATTTGATAATAATATTATTAATACTGAAATTAATAAATTAAATTATGATTTTGAATCTACATTAGATTATTATAATAATAGAGATGAATTTAGTATTGTCGGTATTATTGATAAAAATTTAAATAAATTAGCTTATGAAGATATTGATCTATTTAAAATTAGAGAAAAAACAATTAAATCAAATAATAAAAAAAGAGGTATCGGAATACCCACATTTAAAGGTGCTGTATGTTCAACTTCCAAAGATAAAAAATATTTAGTAAAATTATATAAAAATATTACTAATATTACTAAAACAGATATTAATAATATTAATAAATTAAGTAAAGAAGAATTATGTAGTGAAATTAAAAATAAATTATTATATTTAGAAAAATATTCCACTACTGAAAATAAAAATAAAATGACTTATATTATGATCCCTTTTAATCATCCTGTTTATCCTTTCCCATATAATTTAGAAGATAGAATTAAACATATTATTAAACTATTATATAAAATTACTGGTAGAAATATTGATGTTATTGTTGAAAAAGATACAAAAAATAAAACTCTTATTAAATATAATATGATTTTTAATAATGTTGATTACTTAAAAAATTATATTAATGATATCAAAAAATTAAATTTTAAATTAGAAAATAATAAATGGATACTTATTATTGATTAAATATAATATTATTTTTTATCATATCATAAAATTAATTAAAATGATTTTAACATCCTTAATATCACTTCTGAGGGCACTTTTGTATTTATTATTGATTCAGTATCTATATATTCTATATTTTCTATATTCTCTATTTTATTTTCATAATTATCTATTATATTTAAATTATTTAATTGTATTGTTACTTTTATTGCTAAAAATATAATTACAGCTACCACTAAACTACTAGATAATATAACTTTTCTATTATTTAAAAATATATTTTTAATTTCTTTTAAATATGATTCTTTTGTATTTTTTAATAAACATGGTATTATGGATGATAATATTACATTTAATATGGCACCTATTATTGGAATTATAATTTCTAATGCTAACATTATTATATATAATATTATAGAAAATAATATTATATTAATAATATTATGGGCGCATGATCACTACCATATATATTATTTAAAATTTTTATAGATTTTATTTTATTTTTTAATTTATTACTTACTAAAAAATAATCTATTCTCCATCCTATATTTTTTTCTCTTGATTTAAATCTATATGACCAATATGTATATTCTATTAATAATGGATTTTTAAATCTATATACATCTATTAAATCACAATTATTTAATATCTTTTCAAATGATTCTCTTTCTTCTATTGTATAACCCGCTGTATATAAATTTGATTTTGAATTTTTAATATCTATTTCTTTATGTGCTACATTTAAATCACCACATACTATTATTGATTTATGTTCTTGTAACTTATTTAAATACTTCTCAAATTCACGATCCCATATTTCTGTTCTCCATTTTAATCTATTTAATTTCTCACCCGAATTTGGTGTATATACATGTATCAAATAATAATTTTTAAATTCTAATGTTATTACTCTACCTTCATTATCTATTTCATTTAATCCATATATTATATTTAATGGCTTTTTTTTACTAAATATTCCTGTTCCACTATATCCTTCACGGGTTCTACATAAACTCCAATATCTATATTTATAATCTGTTAAAAAATTATCCTTAAAATCATCTGTCACTTTACATGATAATTTCGTTTCTCCTATACATATTATATCCGGTTCTAATTCTAACACTTTATTTAATTCTTCCGTTTTTAATAATGAACGTAATCCATTCACATTCCATGCTACTATTTTTAATACCATATTATTTAATTAATAAAATATTTTTTTAATTTAAATTTTTTATATTATTAATTATATGAGTGACATAATATTTATTAACAATTTTGATAATCTATTATCATTGGATTTAATAAAACAAAAAATAACTGATGTTAATTTTTCAGACAAAACAAAAAATTATAGAATATTACCTGACGAATCAACTAGTATATTCACACAAGTTTTTTTAAATAATGATGTATTGTTAAAATTAATTAATTATGTATATAATATTATTAATAGTTATATACTGTCTAATTTAAACAAATTTTTAAAAAAATCTAATTATGATTTATTATATGAAAATGAAGAAGTATTATTTATTTTCAAAGGTGGTAACACTATGTGTTTTTTATATAAATATCATACCAGTTTTGAAGCATGGGCAGAACGTGTATTCCCTCCATATTTAACAGATATTATTAGTAAAACTCATGATGAATTCTCCAGTAATTTTAAAATTAGTGACTGTGATTTTAGTGTTTGTATTATCTGTCAAACTCTTCAAAGATATTTAGAAATATATAGTGTTATCTCTAAATTATTAGTAACAGTTTTAGATGAAATATCATATAAAATGGATTTACTATTAGATAGTGTTACACCTAATATCACAGGTGATGAAAGTATGGAACTACCGCCAAATGATGTAACAAATGATATTGGATTAATTAATTATAGTAAAGATGCCACAAATAAAGAAAATGTAATGTTTTGGTTGTATTTATATAAAAAAATAGTAGTTAATTTATTTCCTGACAGATCTATGAGTGATGATGAGGATGATGCACATGACCCGATTCAAACATTTTATGCAGAAATAGCAGCTTTAGATCTTAATGAAAATTATGAAATAAATATAATTAGTGTAATACTACATATTATAAATGCATTATATTATAATATAAAAATAGCAAGAAAAACTGTTGAAGAATTACAAGAATTAGAAACAAAGTACATTGGAATAAAAAATAATTTATTACGTATTATTGAACAATCATTAAGTTTA